TTTTCACTACTTTATCCTAGGATTAATCATCCTCTGGCCTTTTGGCCCGAAATTGATTACCCATGTATTTTATGGAAACCTAAACGATGGTTCTCACTTGCTGTACAAGTGATAGTCCATGTCCTGCTTTCATTAGTAGGGAAAATTTGGCTGAGTTGCTCCTCAGCCTGAAGATTGTACTTTATATCTTCATTGTTTTACTAGTCATTGTGTGACTAGTGGAGATTTTTGTTATATTGTTTTGATTACATTTATTTAGAATTAGATGTTCGAGTGTGAGACCTGAGTACTCGTCGAATATTTGAATTTGAATTATGTACATCATTATGATGGCATTTATTTTCAAGCCTTAAGTGGTAAGAGACACATATGATCGTATTGATTACGGCATTGAGAGTGTGCATAACAACCGAATGGTGCACTTGATATGACGCTTGCGATTGTACCGAATTTAATTCGGAAAACAAAACAAAGTTGTTCGACCACATAACCTGAGTCAGTGTGTGGTTTAAATTTGACTTGCTAATACAGAAACCGTGTCGAATGTACAGACACCAACCCGTATCGTCGAGGGAAGAGACGTAAACCATAGAACAAACTCTTTAAACACTGCCCCAGAGGTAGTTGCGAGAGAAATTTCACACAATATTAATGATGAATGCGATTTTGACGCATTGTTTGATGTGAAACACACAAATCGTGTGACGTACAAGAAGAAGAAACAAAATGAACGCACACGTAAACACAAGAAATCAAAACCTCACAAAGCTCAATTTGGACTTGAGACTTTAGTGAAGTTTGTTGATTTTGATGATTTTGATGTTACTTCTTTGATCATTGACACTCTCGCCAAGAGATGTGGCATCCATTGTTCGGATGATATTATTAAAGAAGCAGAAGGTTTGGCGGCATTGTATATGTCAATTCAAGACGCAAAGAGCATGAAAGGAGTTATATCCTCATTGTTTTTGTATGTGCGTTCTAAATTTGACAGTTCAGTTTCGTCTGTTTTAATTAAATACATTAGAGACATCATTGTGCCTACAGCACAAGCTGGTATTGAAGATCATGATGAAGAAAATGGCATTGAACCTGATTGGTTGTCTTTTTTAAAGACAACACGAGACAATTGGTACAGTGCTACATCTAGTGGTTTTTTCCAGCAATTTTCCCGTGTTTTGGGACTGTTGACCATTGCAGGTGTTTGCAATGTGTCCACCTTGACATTTAGTCTTGGGAATTACAAGATTTTGGAACCCGATGTTCATTATCTTACGAAGAGAGCAAGCGATTTGCCAACAGCTATCTGTGATGTTATTATTTATTTTGCAGAGAATGTTTATAGAAGTTGGCAGTTAGGCTCTATTCGACCCCTTTTCACAGGAAGTTCCGATTCCATACATATGGAAGTTGTGTACACGCAGCTTATTCAAAAATGGAATTTGTACAAAAATGGAAACCTAGTGAAATTGGGAGAGGGAATGACTGAACATGAGTTGTATCATAGTTTGGAGTCCCTTGCAACTCGATTCAAGAGTAAGATTGCTGTTTTGCGTGGCATTGACAAGAAATTATTGGAAGACAAATATCGTGAACTTGTTCGTATTATTGGTGAATTCAATTTGATTAAGGTCAATTCAGGTTTTAAAAGAGCTCCTTTTTGCATTTCATATTTTGGTGATAGCAGTGTAGGGAAGTCCATGGTGAGTGAACAAGTTTCACATTACTTATTTTCTGCAAACGATTTACCAATTGAGGATGGTCGGAAATACACCCATGTATCTGGAAGAAAACATTGGGATGGTGCTCGTTCCGATATGCTTGAAGTGAAGCTCGATGACCATGCGAACACGAAATCGGAATTTGTTGAGAATTCACCATGTGATGTGATTATTAAGGTGTGTAACAATGTACCTTTCAGTCCACCTATGGCTGATTTAGCAAACAAGGGTAAAGTTTGGGTTGAACCCGAATTGGTTTCCTTGACCACAAATGTTGAAAATTTGGATGCATACACGTATTCCAATAATCCGTTTTCTATTCAGCGTCGTATGCATTACACAATTGAAGTGCGTGTCAAGAAGGAATTTCAGGCAATTGATGCTACAGGAAGACCTTCCGGAATTGACACAACAAAGGTGATTGAATCACACACAGTTGATGGGATTTACGATCCACCACCTTACCATGATGTATGGGAATTTGATGTTAAGAAACCAGAAAAACCCGACAAGGGTGAGCATTTAGCTAAGTACAAGATTATTCAGTGGAAAGGTAAGAATATGCAATCAATTTCGATGAATGAATTGATGAATTTCTTGAATGTTCAATTTCAATTGCATCGTGAGCAACAAGCTCAGCTCGAATTGGGCCAGCACGCAAAACATGAAGTTGCAAAATGCGGAGTTGATGGATGTAAGCAGATTAGAGGTTATTGTACAACACACTGTGAAGCACAATTTGGCCTTGATCGTTTTATTCCACGTTTGACAAATCCAGAGACAAATGAATTGCTACAACAAGCGCGTCAATTTGATGCGTATGTTTGGTGGCTGTCTTATGTTCCAGATTGGATATTTGAAATGTCCATTTTTAGATTGATTTACGTTTTTCTGAATTATGGTTATTTCAAACAACAATTTCGCACAATGATGTGTACACACGTTAGTCTGGCATTTGTTTCAGTTGTGAATGCATTATTTAATGATTACACACATCCTATTGTGAATGTGATTTTCGTGTGTTTATCTTGGATTTTTGCAAGTTTGTACATTTTGTGGCTTCCTTACAAAATTCAGCGTGACACTTTTGACGAGTTACGCCAAAGAAGAGTTTTGGATGCTATTGAGAATGAACACAGACGTCGAGTCATGAATTATGCATGTGGTATTGCAGGTGGAGTTGGCATATTATATATGTTGGCAAGAACTTACAAGACAACATATGCTGCACAAGGCTCTTTGGAACCAAAAACAAAAGCTGAAATTGATGAACGTGACGGTGAATCCAATGTTTGGACACAAGTTACACAGAGAGCATTACCTGTTTCAGATATCTCCAAGACTACAACTGCGAACCAATTGCACACGCTTGTGCAGAAGAACTTGGTTTATGGTAGTATTCATGAGGAAGATGGTAATAATGGCGCTATGAATGCATTGTTTATTACGAGTAATGTAATTTTGGTGCCACGACATTATTTCGACAGATTTGGAGATGTTATGAATTGCACGTTACGGAAAAGGTATCCGGAAAAATGTGGTGGAAAATTTACTGCACGATTGACATTGAGTGCATGTCATCACATTCCAGAAACTGATTTAGTTTTGTGTTATATTCCTACAGGTGGAAGTTTTGTGAATTTAACAAAACATTTTCCGTTGGCTGTTATGCCTTCACACCCTTTTAGGATGCAATGGAGGGCCAAAGATGGTGAGATTAAAGATTTTCGAGGTTTTGCCAATTCTGGACGTGCACGAAATAATGTGACACACAATTCCATTAATATTACCAGAGAATTTGAAGGTGGTGTATATCGCAATTTGAGTGAAAACACATTTGCAGGATTGTGTGGGGCTGTCATGGTCTCTGAGACATCTGGTTCAGTCATTAGTGGCATTCATTTAGGTGGTGCTGCTGGTACACCTGTTGGATGTTATGGTGCTTTGACACAAGAACAAATAGCTTTTGGTATGAAATACCTTCGGAAAGAAGAGGGCGTTATTGTATCAGGTGAAGCAGGTGTTTTTCGTGCACAAGTTTTGGGTGTGAATATTATGACCAACGAACCATTGCATGATAAGAGTCCATTGAATTACATGCCTGAGAATTCACAAGTTGAATATTTAGGTTCATGTACAGGATTTACAGCATCTACAAAAAGTGATGTGCAGGTTAGTGTGATTAGTGACCACATCATGGAGGTTTGTAATGAGCCCAATATTTATTGTGGACCAAAAATGAATCCTTCATGGTATGGTTGGCAAACGTGTTTGGCAAATTTGTCGGTTCCTGCGACTCCTTTTGAGCATGATTTGTTGAAGATTGCTATTTTGGATTACAAAGCACCTTTGATTGAACTTGCGAAGAGTACATTATGGAATGACACATGTCCACTTACAGACCATGAGAATTTGAATGGTGTACCAGGAAAGAAATTTCTTGATGCAATTAATTTGAATACCTCAATTGGTTATCCATTATCGGGTCCCAAACGTAAATTCGTTGAGGAGTTGGATCCGACAGAAGATAAACCTGTTAATCGTGTACTTGATCCTTTAATTTTGGAAGAGATTAGGTACAACGAGGAATGTTACAAACGTGGTGAGCGGGCATATCCTATTGCAAAAGCTTGCAAGAAGGATGAGATTTTGACAAAGGATAAGTGCAGAATTTTTTACGGGAATGCATTGTCTTTGACGTATCTCGTACGCAAATATTATTTGCCCATTTTGCGAATTTTGCAGATGAATCCACTTGTATCTGAATGTGCAGTTGGTATTAATTCACATGGACCTGAATGGCAAACATTTCATGAATATGTCCACAAGTTTGGAGACGAACGTCTCATTGGTGGGGATTATGGAAAATATGACCAGAAATTGCCCTCTCAACTGATTTTTGCTTCATTGCGCATTTTGATTGATATTGCACGTGTTTGTAATTATTCAGATGAAGATTTGAGAGTAATGGAAGCAATGACAGGAGACTTGGTTTTTGCCTACATCAATTTCAACGGAAGTTTGATTGGCCTCACAGAAGGAACACATATTAGTGGTAATTCATTGACAGTGATTATCAATGGTATTTGTGGATCCTTGAATTTGAGGGCTTTCTTTTACACTCAGTATCCAGTGCAAAGTTTTGAGAAGCGTGTTCCATTCCGTGATGCTGTTGCCATTATGACATATGGTGATGACAACATTGGTTGTGTTAGAGCAGGCTTTGAGAAATTCAATATCAAGGAGTGCTCTTTGTTTTTAGCGAAGTATGGACAAGTGTACACAATGCCTGATAAAGAATCTGAGCTGACTGAATGGTTACCTGTGAGTGAGTGGGAGTTTTTGAAACGAAAGAGTGTTTACAACCCTGATCTTGGTGTACATTTGGGTGCTTTGATTGATAAGTCTGTGTACAAATCATTGCATATGTTCATGAGATCAAAGGGTTCACCAAATACACCTGAAATGGCATGTGCGTTGAATGTCGACACTGCATTGCGAGAATGGTTTAATCATGGTCGTGAAAAATATGATGAAATGCGCGACAAAATGACAAGAGTTGCAAAATTGGCAGGAATTGATCACATGTGTGCAGAATTGGATGTGTCATACGATGACAGAATTCAAAATTGGAAATACAAGTACGTTGGAGAAAATTCTGCTCTTTTTGAATGTGCTATTGATCCTTTTGAAGAGGTTCATGGTGCGCAATCGGGAGATGAATCTCCAACTGAAGCCGAAATGATGTCTACATTGGATTTGCAAATTGATATGCCATTGGTTGGATTGAATATACCTTTCATTCGCACAGATTTTGGTGAAATTGATATGCTATATGAGAAAACAATTGATGGTGTGTCATATGTTTTGGTTGTTGAATTGAAATCGAATGATAAACGTGTACATCGTGCCAAAGGATCAATGCAATTGATTAAAATTGTACGAGCATTACACAGTGTGCGTCCAACAGCACATTATGTTGGGGTTTTGGTGACACCAGAACGTATTGTTCAGGTTGCTCGAACACATGTTGATCATCAAGATTGGCATCAGGTGTTTAATACGATTACTGAATTTGCGTTGGGTATTATCCAAGACAAACCGTTGACTTATATTTAGGTTGGCACCGTCCCGGGAGGACGTTAAATATACCCCCCAGTTTCAAATCTGATGGATAGCAAAATTGATATGTATATATGGATACCATGTTTGTTCTGACCTTTATATATTTTGTAGGATATGACATAGGCTTTGTACATAGTAACGGTCCCTACTGGGGAGAGAGATCGGGTTCACCGTGCCCACTTGTAAATATATCGCTCCAAGTGTCATAATCCGGACCTTGGTTTGTACATAAATTGGATTGGTAATAATTGTAGATGTATTGTAGAATTATTCCAGGAAGCACAAGCCAACATTAGTTTTGGTCCTGGTTCAAAAAACGTGCAAAAGAAGCCTCTGGCGGAGCCAGAGCAGGAATTGGAAGTGTTTGAAGCCCAATCCGGATCCACAAATGATAATTTGATTAGTATGACACCCGCAATGTCAGCTTCTCAGAATGTGTCGTTTAAGGATCAACATAGTGAATACACATATGAGGTGAAATCTAGTATGGATCCAACTCGCATGTTGCAGGATACAGCTGATACAACGCTTCAGGAATTCTTTTCGAGACCTATCAAAATTCAGACCTACACTTGGGCTACTGGAGATTCTTTAATCGAAAATTTTAATCCTTGGCAGGATTATTTCGAGAACAAGAGAGTTGCGAATAGGTTGACGAATTTCAAATTATTGCGTGCAAAGTTGCATGTTAAGATAGTTGTTAATGGTAACGGTTTCTTTTATGGAAGG